ACCCTACACCCCTACAAATAACAACCGAGATTAAAAAAATATCAGGAATAGACATATATGCAAACACAAGGATGGCAGATTATGTTGAACACAGATCTCTAGTGTGTTGGATACTTAGGGAAAAGCTGCAAATGAGATGGACTTATATAGCTGAAATTTTTAATAAGAACGGAAAGCATATGAATCATTCAACAGCTATGCACCTTGTAAAGATGTATCCTATATACAGGAAAAAAAACATAAAGCTGGGACGCTTAGAAAAGAAATTCTATTTTACTGACAACGTGCCATTTGATGAGATAGACAAAATAACCTACTTAGAAAAAAAGTATGTTAAACTAGAGACTGAACACGTAGAACTTAAAAACACACTTAAACACTCATTGGTAAGTTTAGTGATAGATGTCCCCACACATAGAACGCAGGAGTTAAGGAGCAAGATAAAAGCAATTAAAAAAACTTGGCTTAAAAACATAAGGTAAGTAGACGACATATGAGGGGGGTGCGGAAAATATTTGTACTAGGAGTAGGCAAGGATTAAAATGCCCCCCTTATAGACTATTAAAGCAAAGAGAGGGGCGGTTCACTATAAATTAATCCCTTGAAGGGAAACACTTTTGGTTAAATACAAGCTGACCCCTCTTTTTAAGATTTACAATATGACCCTATTAGAACTAATGCAGAGAGATTTAGACAACAACGGAATAGAGAATGATTAGTCTTTTAATAGTGACCGTAATGTGCCTATATATGATTAGGCGTGAAAGGTTGACATACCTTAAAGCAAAAAAGAGAGCTGAGAAATATGATTGATATTATAATCGTTCTGACCCTGCTTCTTTTATGGAACGGATACTTATTTTACCATATGAAAAAAAATAAGTAAATTAAATTCGTTATATAAATAGATTGATTAAACAAAATAAAATCAAATGGACAACAGGAAAAATAATGGGGGTGTTAGAGAAGGCGCTGGTAGACCTAAAAAAGCAGATGAGATTAAGCTAATTGAAAAGCTAGATAATCTGATAGACAATGACGAGGTAATTAAAACACTAGGGCAACAGATACTCAAGGGAGACTCTAGAGCGATGTCTTTATACTTTGGGTACAGATACGGCAAACCAAAAGAGTCAGTTGATATAACGTCTTCTGAGGGCTTCACAGTTAGCTTTAAAGACCTCATTGAATTTAAGTGATAGAAGTAAACAAGAAATATGCACCTATATCTTCAGAAGATTCTAGGTACTTTATTGTGACAGGTGGGAGGGGTTCAGGAAAATCATTTTCTATAAACCTGCTTTTGGTTCTGCTTACCTATGAGGCTGGGCATACTATTCTGTTTACACGTTTCACATTAGCATCTGCGTACATCTCTATCATTCCTGAGTTTATCGATAAGATAGAAACCTTAAACAAACAGGCAGATTTCCACATCACAAAAGACGAAATCATAAATAGGCGCTCAGGGAGCAAAATAATCTTTAAGGGCATAAAGACATCATCAGGAGATCAAACGGCCAACCTGAAGTCTCTGACCAATGTTAGCACGTGGGTAATGGATGAAGCCGAAGAGCTGGTAGATGAGAACATCTTTGACAAGATAGATTTGTCGGTGAGAAACCTTAAAAACCAAAATAGGGTTATAATGATTCTAAACCCTGTGACTAAAGAGCATTGGATTTACTCACGTTTTTTTGAGGATAAGGGTGTGATGGAATCCAGCAACACAACAAAAGAAAACACCACCTACATACATACTACTTATTTAGACAATTTAAAAAACCTATCTGAAAGCTATTTGCAACAGATAGAGAATATCAAGCTAAGAAGACCTGACAAGTATAAACATCAAATGCTCGGCGGGTGGTTATCAAAAGCCGAAGGTGTGATATTTACCAATTGGAAAGTAGGCCAGTTTAAAAGAACTGCAATATCGGTATTTGGACAGGATTACGGATTTAGTGCAGATCCTTCTACATTAGTTGAAACCAATATAGACAGCACAAACAAAATCATCTATCTAAGAGAGTGTTTTTACCTTAATGGTCTTACCACATCAGAGATAGCTGAACTGAACCTTAAACACGCTGACAGAGACCTTATCGTTGGAGACTCCGCAGAACCTAGGCTGCTGTCTGAAATCAAATCAAAAGGGTGTAACGTAGTCAAGGCAATAAAAGGACAAGGTTCTATTACTTATGGTATTTCTTTACTGCAAGATTATGACCTAGTAGTAGATGAAGACAGTATCAATCTAATCAAAGAGCTAAATAATTACTCTTGGCTAGAAAAGAAATCAAAGACCCCGCAAGACTCGTGGAATCATTTAATTGATGCTATCAGGTACGCAGTATCGTACCAGCTTCAAAGCCCCAATAGAGGCACGTATTTCATATCCTAAAAATAAAAGTTGTGAAACGCTTTGTTAATAACTATTTCTGCTTATATTGCGGTATAATTAAAAACAGACAAAATTATGAATTACGAGGTCTATTATCAAGTAACAAGAGAAGCAAGAATTTTTGCAAATATGGAAGACGAGCTTATGGCTACGTTTGAAAACTTTAAGGATGCTGTATATTACGCAAATTCTGAGTGTGGACTAGATGAAATGCACAGCGGATATGTTGTAAGGCCAACTCAAACTAAGCAGATCAATACTAACCTAATGCAAATAATCAAGTAATATGGAGTTTGAATTTATATACGGAAGCGAAACAGTTGAGGTCATTGGTTCAATTGGCTATGCTGGAGATGAAGGGGACTATGACACGCCACCATACTATGAGGCAATCTATAACCCTGAAGACTTAGAAATCATAGTGAGCGGTGAGTACGAGCATTATCAAGTTCAATGGGCTAGGTTAGCGCAGGAGTTTAAAGACGAAATTGTTAAGCAAATCGAAAGTAGGGTGTAAGTGCACGACATATGAGTAGTTTATATAGGCGGTCAGAAATGGCTGCCTTTTTTTATTTAGATTTACTACTATAAAATCACTAATTAATTACGTTATATATATATGAAAGTTGACATACTTATACCAAGCAGTCTTGCAGAGGTTACATTAAAACAGTACCAAAAGTTCCTTAAAATACAAGAGAACAACACAGACGAGTACTTTTTACAATGTAAGATGATAGAGATATTTTGCAACCTAGACGCAAAGTCTGTACGTCTTATGAAGGTAACAGATGCAAACAGAATTGTAGACATTCTAACTACAATGCTAAACGGTAAGCCTGATTTAATTACAACTTTCAAGCTAGGCAAAATAACATACGGCCTTATTCCTCAGTTTGACGATATGTCTTTGGGTGAGTATATTGACTTAGATACCTATATGGGTGACTGGGAAAATATGCACATTGCAATGAACGTACTATACAGACCAATTAAAGAGCAGATAGGGGACAAGTATATGATCGTTGATTATGACGTTGACACAAAAGACAAAATGATTGACATACCTGTTGATGTCGTTTTAGGAGCAGTTTTTTTTTTATACAATTTAGGAATAGACTTATCGAAAACTATGATGGATTATTTGGAGGAGCATCAGAGGGACAACTCGATTCATCAACAAATTTTTCAAGAAAATGGGGCTGGTATCAAAGCCTATTCACAGGACTCGCTCAAGGAGATATTAGAAGACTTGAGGATATCACTAAATTAAACGTGCATACTTGCTTATACACTTTAGAGTATATGAAAGAAAAATCAGAACTAGAATCAAAAAAAATAAAAAAGAATTTTAAATGAGTAACCAAGGCGTAAGGGGTTTTTACCAGTTAACCGAAACAATAAAGACTGAGCTTCTGCAAGATCAGAATATCAATACTGTAACTACTGGAGACATCACAGACGTGAATCTAAACAAGCAGGACATCTTTCCCCTTGGTCATATTATAATTAATAGCGTCACAGATGAAGAGCAGGTCTTGAGGTTTAACATAACCGTTCTAGCTTGTGACATTGTTAATCAATCCAAAGACCCAACGGTTGACAGGTTCAGAGGAAACAACGATGTACAGGATATATTAAACACACAATTGGCTGTTTTAAATAGACTAATACAACGCCTTAGAATGGGTACACTATACACAGATATGTACCAGTTAGACGGAAGCCCAAGCCTCACACCATTCTATGACAGGTTTGAGAATCAACTTGCAGGGTGGTCAGTTACTATGGATGTTATGATATATAACGACATATACATCTGCTAATGAAACAGCTAGAAGCGGTGATGACTCGTTACGCTAAATACGTTATTCAGCAATCAAAGTCTAACCTTACCAAAGATAAAAAAGGCGGTGGTGATTTATACAACTCACTCAAGTATAAAATAGTAGAAGATGATACAGCAATGCTTGTTGAGTTTCTTATGGAAGACTATGGGGCTTTTGTTGACAGAGGGGTCAAGGGTGTAAATTCAACTTATCCTGAATCTGCTTTATCTCCTTTTAAATATGGAAGCGGAACAGGGCCAAAAGGCGGATTAACAAAAGGTATTGATAAATGGTTGAGACAAAAGAAGTTTCAATGGAAAGACAAAAAGACTGGAAAATTTATGTCTTACAAATCAATGAGATATCTAATTGTCAAAAAAATATACTTTCAAGGTATCAGAGCAGATATGTTTTTTACTAAACCTTTTAGAGCTGGGGTTTCAAAATATGAATTAGAAATGTCTAAAGCCTTTACAGCAGACATAGAATCTCAAATGGTCTTTGGACAAAAACAATAAGATATGCCAACTAACTACGGTTTAAGAACCCCACTATATTCACAGGCTTCAAGTACATCTGCGGCTGTTAAGTCAGCTACATTAAGACTGTCTCTAGGCGGGTCTGTTATATATACAATAACAAAAGATGCAGCACAAAACGAACCTGTAACCTTTGAGATTGCAGAGCTACTCAGAGACTACTTGCAGGTAACTTTTAGTGAAACCTTTGCAACTCCTGTACCACAAAAAATAACCTTTACATCTACCATTACATTTTATCCTTTAGCAAATGGTGGAGGCAGCTTAATAGCTTCGGTGAATACATTAGGCGGTGACGGATACGAGGGTTACAGCCTTTTTATTGATGGCACAAATTCACCTATTCCATACCGTGACAGAGCTGCTACTGCTGCTACTTGGTTACTGGCAGAAAAGACTCCTGCAACAGCGGCTACAAACGATGACTTCGTAATATTTGTTCCTGAAGGTTTTTCAGGTTTTGCAGGTTTTATGGCTGCGAATGGTGTTATCAGTTATCAGGCTTACATCACAACAGACACAAGCAAAACTGTTGACGGTATACTCTTAACTATTAATAGAATAAGCTGCACAAAATACGGTGTAGGAACTAAGGTTACTTTTGTAAACAGATTCGGGGTATTACAGGATTTGTGGTTTTTCCTTAAAGAAGTCAAGACGATGGCTAAAACAAAAGAAAACTACAAAGCAAATACTTTGGCTTACTCGGCTGAGGCAACTGCACCTACTTACTCACAATCAGACCCTACTGTTAAAATACTAAACACACAGGCCAAACAAACCCATATTCATTCAAGTGGTTACTATCCTGAGTTTGCAAATAAATACTTTGAGGAGCTATTATTAAGCGAGAACGTATGGATAACAAGGGAAAGAATCCAACAACCAAACACGCCTGAGATTATTCCTGTGGTAATTAAAAATTCAAATATGACCTACAAGACCTCACTCAATGATAGGCTAATAGAATACACTATTGAATTTGAGGATGCTTTTGACTATATAAACAACGTGAGATAGATGCAGCAGTTACAGCTATATATTGAAAGTGATAGGCTCGATTTGTTTAAAGACGAAACAGTTTCTCTTACACAGACCATTCAAAACGTAAAGGATGTGGCTAAGGTATTTACATCTTTTTCAAAAACCTTTTCTGTTCCTGCTAGTAAAAATAACAACAAGATATTTAAGCACTATTACAATTTTAATATTGTAGATGGCTACGATGCACGTAAGAAAAAAGTAGGTAGAATAGAGCTAAATACTTTACCGTTTCAAAGCGGCCTTATTAAACTGGAAGGCGTTACTTTAAAGAACAACCTTGCACACACTTATAAGATTACCTTTTTTGGAAACACGGTTGAATTGCCTGACATTATAGGAGACGACAATCTAGGTTCTTTAGCTTTTAGTAATGCTAAATATGATTTGACTTATAGCCCTGATGGAGTACTTGCTAAAATGCAACAAGCATCAGGTTCAGGGGCTTATATTATCACGCCATTGATAACACACACTGACCAGCTATATTTCAAAAGTGGTGAAAGCATTGCTAATTCTAATAATCTATGGCCACAAAGTTCATCAGTAAAACAGGGTGTGACTTGGGATCAGTTAAAATTTGCTTTAAGGCTTTATGAAATTATAGAAGAAATTGAGTTAAAATATACCGTTGCAAATGGATATGCAAATAACATAGTTTTTTCAAGGGATTTTTTTAATACAGGAAACCCAGTATTTTATAATCTCTATATGTGGCTACACCGTAAAAGTGGAGCAGTACAACCACCAGCACAAATAACGACATTTGAAACAATAGTCAATAACTGGACAGCAAGTGCAAATGAAATTATTGTATCATATTCAACTATCACAATTCCTGCGACTTTAGTAACTGCACCCAATAAGATAACAACAAACACGCTAACAGTAACACCAGCATCAGGCAGTGCATCACTACCTTATTCAGTTGTGGTTAGTTTAAATGGAAGCACAGTTTTCACCTCAGTATCAACAGCTGGAACTCAAACAATTTTATTAGGATTAAATTTTTTAGTATCTAATGGGGTTTACACGGTAAGCATAGTACATCAAGCAGCAATAACATTTACCTCTGTTGTGTGGGAAATATCAGGTGATTTAGGTGCGAGTAGTTATGATGACACAGCCACTAGAAACAACCTCACAGCTTCCCTAACATTTGATTTTCAAGTTCCTAATCAAATACCTGACATTTCGATTATGTCATTTCTTAGTGGACTTTTCAATATGTTTAGCTTGGTAGCTTATGCTAATGACTCAGGAGTAATAGTTGTAAGACCATTAGAGGCCACTTCAGGTGTGTCACATAGCTATTACACTTCTGCGGATGTAAGTGGCTTAGACGCGCCTATAAACTATAACATATCAGAATACACAGACACGACACAACGCGAGGTAAACATAGCTTTACCCTACAAAGAGATTATCTACGCTTACGAGGGCACTGGAACGTATCTAGCTAAACAACACAATCAATTATTTGGGAGTGCTTGGGGTTCTTTGAAATATATTGGTGGCACTGATGAAGATGGCCGTGGCGGAGTAAACTTAAACGCATCAACAGAAACCTATAAGGTCATTGTTCCTTTTGAACATATGAAATTTGAGAGGCTGGTAAATGTTACTAACGGAGGTTATACTACCATTCAATGGGGTTGGTCTGTAAACGAAAATGCAGAACCATACATAGGCAAGCCACTTATCTTTTATGGCATAAGACAAACAGGTGGATTTAACCTTAGTTATCAAAAAAGCACAACCGTAGCAACTATTGAAGGCACATACTGGATACCTTCTAATGCTCTATTTCAAGCATCATCTAGTGGTAAGCAAAACATCAATTTTAACAATGAGTTAAATGAATATCAATTTGGCTCTGATGAATTTACAGATACATTATTTTCAGTTTATCACAGCGAATACATTATTGATGTATTTAACCCTAGCAGAAGAATTACTCAAATTAGTTCTTATTTGCCTTTGAGGATTATATATAATTTTAAACTAAACGACACCTTTACAATCAACTCAAGCACTTTTATAATCAATTCCATTACAACAGATTTACAAAGCGGTAAAAGTAAAATGGAGCTACTCAACAAGGTATGATAAAGAATATTATAGAGCTTTTGTCCGTGGTTAACGGTGAAACGGAGCTAATACAAATTGCACAGGGCAGGT